CTCCGCGATGTATCGCTGATCAGGGCCTACCTGAGGCAGTGGGTTGAGAGTCCGGTATGGGAGCAGAATCCAGAGGGTACAATCGATTCTGCCATCCGACTTGCCGTTCTTCGCGCTCTGGTGCTCGGATCAAGAACGAAAGATCAAATTGATCAATGCGTCCAGACGGCTATCGGCATGGGGATGGATCCGCTATAAGAGAAACGGGTTATGCTACGACCCGGGTCCACTTGCCCGTCTCCGAGTTTCCCCTCCACGCGAACATGGGCCGGCCGTGCTCGTTGATCCTCACTGAGGCCTGGCCGTTGTCTGCCGGGGTTTCGCCGCGGAGTTCCCGGGCGATCTGCTTGGCTTCGTCTTCCTCCATCGCCGGCAAAGGCCGTATATCCGGGTTCTCACACTCAATTCTCGCGAGATTTTTTTTTTTTTTCGCTAAACGAGACGCACGTCTCGCTTCCTAAACATGAATTTTTAGAGCCATTCCTCCGTCTTTCCCGGTATGAGCAGCCTCCACGCCTTCCGATGCGCCACAGGCCACGCAGGCGAGCGTACGGACCCATTGCTTATAGCGCCAGTCCCGGGCCGGGCCGCGACCGGTCGAGCGGCGGGGAGACTTCCGCTTGGGCATCTCCCCGTGGACTTGATAGTAGAGAGAACGAGAGTTCATTTGGCGTCCAGAAGGTAGAACAAGGCGAACATGACGACGACGACGAGCAGGCCGAGACCATCCAGGAGGCGCTTCACTTGCGCCCCCTTGCGAGCTGCTCGAGCCGGTAGCGGAGCATCTCTTCTGCCGGCGAGAGTGTTGAGGCCTTCCTCTTGTAGTTGAGGCGGTAAAGTTCGGCCTGCTGCTCGTCGGTGATCAGCGGCGCGTCCGTAGCCGGGATCTCGGCCTGCTCCGCGAGCTTCTTCGGTGACGCGCCGAGAATGAGAAGGTCCAGCCTGTGAAGGCGTGGACGGCGTCCGTAGGCCATTACTGCACCTCCGTGAACAGGCCGCGGTAGCGGTCACCGGAGAACAATCTGAACGGATCGGAGAACGTGTGACCATCCCGTCGCATCCGTCGAATTTTCCAGGAGGCGTCGTCCTTCGACGTTCCCAGGAACACCCGCTCGCCTTCAGCCGGGATGGCGATATACCAGTTGGCCGAGCCGAGCGCCCCTTCGATTAAACGGCGATCAATCTTGTAATGGATTCTGTTCATATCCCCATTATGCTTGCCCACCGCATGGAAAGCAAGTAGAATTTAAGCATGACAGTACCAACCATTCCCACCGGAGCGCTAGCTGCTACACTGGCGTTGATGGGAACACGCAAGAATCCGGCCGCTGTGGCCCTTGGCAGGCGCAGGGCTGCAACGGCTGCACCAGGCGAGTTGGCTGAGATGGGGAAGAAGGCCGCGGCCAGTGGAGGCCGCGCCCGGGCCAAGAAGCTCAGTAAGAAACGGATGGTCGAGATCGCCAAGAAGGCCGCCGCGGCCAGGTGGGCGAAGAAACAGGCGAAATGACCAAAGAGGACATGAACTTTTTCGAGGGACTGTTCAGATCTCTCGAAAGCGAGATGCGAGCCAGCTTTGACGCCCAGGCGGCTCGACAGGATCAGACGAATGCCCGCCTGGAGCGGATCGGCGGCCTGGTCAATGGCGGCGGCCGGGCGATCGCCAGAATGATCGACTGGTCCGAGAAGACGGACGTGTCCCTGGCCGAGCTGCTGCGCCGTCAGCAGGCCTTGGAGGATCGGGTGCGCGAGCTGATCAACAACGCGATGTGCCAGGAGCACGGGAGGAAGCCATGCAGTTCCCAGTCATCATCCGCTGCCTCAAGGAAGGGACGCCCGTCGAAGAGAAGACCTACGACGGCGCCGACTGTTTCTGCGCCGCCGCACCTCGTGCCATAACTGATCCTCCCTTCGGTTTAGCTTACCTTGGAAGAATGAACCGTCGAGGCTTCCTGTCGATGCTGGCCGGCGCTACCCTCGACCCCGAGCGCCTGCTCTGGCGTCCTGGCGCGAAGCTCATCTCGATTCCGGAGCCAACCTCCGCGGCTTATCCGGATTTCTTCCGCTACACTGACTGGGTCGTCTACACCGAGCTGATATCGCGGCAGGAGTTTGAGAGGCGCTGGACCTAATGTGACCCTAAAGCAGAGAGTCGATAAGCAGGACCGACAGATCAAGGCGCTCCATACCCTTCTGAAACGCGGCTTCGCTGCACAGGTGGACGCGACGATCCGGGATATCTACGACACCGCAATGCGTTCCAGGTTTGAACAATGCCTGGACAGTCCCTGGGCCAAGATCAGCGCCCGCCTGGAGGACATTGTCGGCATGCTCAATATGAGAGGTTTGGTGAAGGGGCTTCCCTTTAAGCCCGCGGCTGGCCGCCGATGCCGCCGCTATGGGCGAAAGGTGCGGATCACCCACCATAGCACCGCCCCCGCGATCAATAGCGCCAAGATGAGGTACAAGGTCGCCATGTATTCACCACGGGGAGCCATCCTTTAGGCACTACGCTCGGCCCACTCGGGTTCCAACAACTCCTGCCATTTTACTCCCCCGGGGCACCCCCCTCCGGGCACTGCCGCCTTCTGTGCCTCCCTACCATCTGGTACACTTCCAGGCACGGCCAGCCTAGCCAGCCCATCAACAGTCTCCGGTCATGAGAGGTTTGGCGAAGGGTGCCCCTTGTCCGCGGCTGGCTGTGTTCTTCTGCTTATGGGTCATGCAGCGCTGGGCAAGCACCACCGACTAGGGCACTTGTGCCGATTGTCAGGTTCCGCCGGCGCACTTGCTGTGCGTTCTGAGGTCCGTCCTGCAAGGGTTTCAGCCCCGTTGAAGCTCGCCGCGGAACTCCTCCTCCTGGCACGCAATCGGCGCTTTTGGACAATCATATAATTCTTGCCGCTTTTCTAAACCCGCAGAAACTCAGGACTTGCCACTCAGTATGGCTCTCACGTAAATATCTAACACCACAAAACGGCGGGGGCCCCTGACGTAGAATCAATCGGATACAGAGACTCCAATATCCGGTTTCTATAACGACCGCAAAGACGGCCCAGAAACAGCAAAAGCGCCGCTGGAGCCATGAGACTCTCCAGCGGCGCTCTGTGCCTTACATCAAAGGGTGGTTATGGTTATTATGCCGCAGCTTGCGGCTTCTCATGCGGGATGATCGAGTGGACCGTGAACACGCTCATGCCCGTCTCCCTGCCGATCGCCCTGATGGACTTTCCGCGGAGGTGGAGTTCGATCACCTTGTCGCGCTCTGACTGGGTGAACTTCCGGCGCCGGCCGAGCTTCACGCCGCGGCGCACTGCCGCAGCCAGGCCGGCCTTCACACGCTCGCGGATCATGCTGCGCTCGAATTCGGCAAAGGCGGCCATAATATCCATCAGCAATTTCGAGCCGGGGTTCTGTTGGTCAGTGTCTATAGATTGGGAGATGCAAATAAACCTCACTCCGGCACCGTTCAACACCTGCAAGTGCTCAACGAAATTCGCGACGGATCGCCCGAATCGGTCAAGCTTCCAACACATGACCACATCGAACATGTGCTTCCGTGCCGCCGCCATCAACTTGTCGAGTTGCGGCCGCGACTTCTTTGAGCCTGACCAGCCGGTATCGACGTATTCGGCGACGATCGGCCAGCCCCTGCGCTCACAGTACTCCTTCATTTCATTGAGTTGCAGGTCGCACCTCTGATCGGAGGTCGAAACACGCGCATACAGAGCAATCTTAAGAGTCCGGATCGGCATCATAACATCTACCTCGTGATAGATAAGCTACCGCATTTTCAAAGCGATGCGTGTCCTCAGAAAACAGCGCAATGGCTTGATTGCATTTGGCACAGAGTAATCCACGCACACATTTCGGGCAACCAAAGCGCCCGGGACAGCACCGATGGTCATGATCAATGCCCAAACTCCACATGCCACCCTTTGCGCCTCTCCTCTGCTCCGGCTGATAGCAAATACCGCAAACATGATTTTGAGCCCGCAGTAGTTCTTCGTAGCGTTCCAGGGTGATCCCGTGGCTTTTGCAGCGGCCTCTACACCAGAGGAACAGCATCCTGTCCTTACGGTTCGACTTCCAGGCCTCTCTGGTCGCCGTTCCTTCGGGCGAGCTGTAGTATTGTCGCCGTCGCGCCCGATTCCGCGTGTGAAACTCTTCGTCGGATGCATGTTTCTCTTTGTATCGGAGACTGGCTCTAACTTGTATCGCCTTGGCGCGTTCCGGATTATCGATTCGCCACTGACGGTCTTGTGCGATGCGGCAGGTTTTGCAGCATCCCATTACGCCACCCTTTGCGCTATGGTTGGCATAAAATCCGGTCAACGGCTTCGACACTCCGCACTTGATGCATGTGCGGCTGGTATTATCGGATTGCATGTGAGGCCCTCCAGTGGCCTTCATGTACGGGCCTCACGCTGTTTCCGCAGCGCGGGGCCTATCAATACCCGCTTAGTTTAACATCATGAGATCGCAGCGTTGATCGTCCGTGCTCACTCGAGCGTAGATCGCGACTGTAACGGATTTCGGTGACATGTTTTACTCCTTCGCGGTCTCCTCACGTCCATTGGCCTGTCTCATGCGGAGGACCATACCATGCGAGTTCAAGTACAGAAAGAATTCACGCCGAAAGGCCAACAGCAACCGAAACGGAAGGGTGAGACCATCGACCTTCCTGACAATGAGGCGCGGGAACAGATCCAGCAGGGGAACGTGGTAGAGGTGGACGAGCAACGCGATAAGTGATTCACGATCCCGCGCCCGCCGCGGCAGCCCGCTTCGCTTCCCGGCCCAGCCACTGTTGCACGGCCCAATGAAAGTCTGCCGAGTCTCGAGACCGGTTGATCAACTCCACGTACACATCAAGCGGCAGCGTAAAGATGGTGCCCTCCTGGCGCCATCTCACCCATGCGCCGGTCTCTGTCCATGCCACCACTACTTCGCCTGTCCTCTCCGCATCAGTTCAATCCGCCGCGGCGTGTGCGTACTGTTCGATGTCGTCATCGCTGCGGACAGGTGGGCCCACCCAGAACCGTCGCGCCAGCAGCGTCCGGTTGTTCACGCCGACCTTGCGGAAGATGCGGTTGACATATACCCTGACCGTGCCCTCGGTCAGACGTAGCATATGGGCGATCTCTTTATTAAGCTTCCCATTTGCGATGCCGGCGACGACCTGCCACTCCCGGAATGTCAGAGCCTGGCCCACCTCTCCGAGGAGCCCCCGCTTATATCGGCGTCGACATGCCTCGCACAGACGGGCTACCGGCACTGCGCCGCCGCATCGGCAACAGTTCATGCCACCACCACGCCATCGACTGTGATCTGTGAGCAGTTCGTTCCCACGTCGACCTGGCCCGAGTCGTCCACGGTGATCTCGTGGCAGTCGTCCTCGAGGTAGAGGATGGGATTGGTTCCGCTGGTGAGCTGGTTGTCCTGAAACAGAGACGAGTGGAGATGCCGGGCGGCCCCCACGCTCTGGCAATTCTCGAAGCGGTTCCCCTGGATGGTTATGCCGTTGGCGTAGCTCGTGGTGTACACCGCGCCGAACGTCGTCCCCGGGCGGCCGCAGTCAGTGAATACGCAGTGCGTCACCAGGACCGCCACGCTCGCGCAGTTCTCCAACATGAGGCCTGCGCCCACTGTCCCGCGGATTTCGTTCCGTGCGAATAGAATCACGGCCGGCGCATTCTTCGGGACCGACCGGCGGCGGTAGACGCCACTGCCCCGGTAGCAGACTTTCATCCCTGTGCCCTGCACCAGCGAGTTCTCGCACACGTTGTCGGTGATGACGGCGTTCTGCCCTTCGACGGCGATGCACGTGTGCCCGGTGTCGCTCACGTGATTCCCAACGACCACCGTGCCTCGAGAGCCCGGCACCCAGATGCCGCGGACTCCCTCTATCCCGTCTGCCCCTCCCGTGCGCTCCACCCGGTTTCGCAGCACCCGGAGGTTGACGGTGGACTGCGAGTGGATCGCCGCGCAGGGCGGCCCGGTCGGGTTGAAGGCGATGTCATGCAGCCAGCACCCCTCGATGCGGTTGTCCGTTCCGCCGTCGAAGAACACCATCTCCCGCGCCTGGTTCTGGCCGTCGAACTCGAGGTCGAGCAGCCGGCACCGCATCGTGCCGGGCGTCGTACACAGCAGGGCGCCGTAGTGCCCGGTGAAGTTGTCGCCGCTCGGCCGTAGCCCGCTCTTCTCGTCCGGATCCCCCATCACCGTCTTGTCCGCTCCGTCGAGCCAGAGTGTGTTTGAGACCTTGAACATCCCGGACAACATGAGCGCGTACCCGGCCGGGATCTCGTTGAGCTTCGCCTGGAGGAGCTGGGTGTCGTCGCCTCCTGTGGCGGTCACCTTGATGACGTCGACCGGCGGGGGCTCCGGGTCCGGAGGCTCGGGATCCGGCGGGGTAGCGCCGGCCCCTTGCAGTTGCAGGGTGAAATTGCCAGAGGCATCTACCGCCATCGAGCCGGTCAACTCGAGTGAGTTGCTGCCTTTTGGGAACATCCGATACTCTCCTGGTTTGGGTGGCTCACCAGATGAGCCTGTGGCTACTTTTTCCGTTTTGCCTTCTGTTGCTGGAAAGCCGCTTCCGCTTCGGTCGGTGTCATCGTGCCGGCTTCTATCGGCATTCTTGGCGGTTCAGCTTCCCGTCTGCCGCCTCGTTGAATGTTCCTGTCAGGCTGTAGGACCGTTCTGCCATATCACCTCTGGTGGCTCACCTGGTGAGCCTGTTAAAATGATTCTGTATGCCCAGTGAGGAAGAGTTCGTATTAGACGGCGGCATCACTCTGGAACAGTTCAGGGAGAATCCGATCGTGCTGGAACAAGCCATGACCCGCGTCCGTCATAGGCACGAGAAGGCTGGCGACACCGACAAACTCACATTCGGGGATATTGTGCGCGAGGCCCGCGAAGAAGTCGAAGCCGAATACCAACGTCTCGCCCGTGGCGAAGACTTTACAGCCCGATACTCACTTGGTAGGCGATCGTAGGAAGTCCTGGATCCCGTCCGACCGCTTAAAGCTTTTAGTTGGCAGCCCCAGCCTCCGGTACAGTTCCTGTTCGTAGTGCCATCCCACGCTCTGGGAATCCCTCGGCTCGATCCCATGCTCAAGTGCTAGCCGCCGGTCTACGTTCATCTGAAGCAAGCGCTCGCCTTCCGTGCGAGGGGCCTCAATCGCGTTTCCGTGAGCATCGAATAGTCCCCCCAGCCGCCGCCGGTTCTGGCGCATCATCCATACATCGACCACCGTCTCCGGTTGGGGCCAGCCCATCACCTCATTGAAATATGGCCCGATCTTTGGCCCTAATACTCTGCTGCCACGGTACAGTTCGCCTAAACGAATTTCCTTAGCGTTCGGAACGAAGTACTTGATATCTCGTCCACTCACGTGAGACTTGAGAAAATCTGCAACGCCCTTCTCTCCCAACTCATTTAGCATTCGGTTTAGCTTCAGGATCTGGCTGGTGACCCCTTGCGCCGGCCAGAACCTTCCCGATGGTTGAGTGATCGGGAATCGGCCCTCGGCGCGGTACGGCATCCAAATCCGGGCGCCGTTGAAGGCCTCGGCCCGCGGGTTTGAGTTGTTGCTCATGGTCGAACTCATGGCCTTCTGCACAGTGTCCTTCACCGGGTCTTCCAACTCCGGATAAACCGTTCGCAGAAGCTGGTCGCCCAATGCAGTGTCAGGCCCATACCAGTCGATGCCGCTGTAGGGCTGGGTCAGTTGGTCCGCGAATTCCTTGCGGCCGAGGTTCATCAGACGCCGCATCTTGATATGGTCCGGAGCTGAATCGGGAATCTCGCCTAAGTGTCTCCGCACCATCTCCTGCATATAACGCTGCGCGTCTGGCACCTCCAGCCTTTTGCCGGCCTTCGGGATGAAGTTCTTGATGGCTGGATCGATCTCTGCGAGTTTCATTCCCGGCCGCCACCCCAGCACCCCCTGCATCACCCTCGGATCCGGATTGTCGAACGGCGCGAGTAATGCTTCTGTTGCGGCCAAAGGCATCCCTTGCGCTCCACCGACCAAGCCCAAGACGAGCGGTAGCGCCGACTTCATAGCGATACCGGCCGCTTTCCCGAGAGCTGCATCGACCAGTCGCGGGTCATCCTGGTGAATGAGCGGACGTGCCGGTGTCGGCCGCAGATCGAACAGAGAGCCGAATGTCGGAGGTCCTGGTGGGAGTTGCGCCTGCTGCTCGCGCCTTCGCCACGCTTCCACCTGTTGCGGAATTGTCGAATCTGGCATGTATGATGCGCCGAGGTCGCTGAGCGCATTGATGCCCCATCCCAACGCGCCGCCAACTAGCTGGTCCCATGCGCTGGGTGGAGTCTGCTCGCTTGCAGCTAGCGCTCTCTGCACTGGTCCGAGCATCGCCCGGGCGTCCCGCGGCGGCAGGCGCTTCTGCAACAAAAGGTACTGCTCGATCTGTGCGTCTGACCAACCTGCCAACCGAGCGCCCTCAATGTCGAAGTCTGCCATCACCTGCTCCTGTCGAAACTGGAGAGCGGAGGTCTCTCGCCCTGCTTCGGCGCCGGGGTCAATGCCTGCGTGGGGATCGAACGCATGATATGCCGGAATAATCCTGAAGCTCTGGCGCTCTGCGTGAGCGGCGTGTCCATTGCTTGAGTCAACTTCCGGGCGAATCCCGGCGAGTACAGCATCTTTGCCAACGCACCCATGCCGAGGACGTATGCCGAGCCGCCGATCGGGTCCGCCAGGAGCAGCCCCGGCGTGCCGGCCGCGACGGCGACCAATGCGCTGCCTGAGGGGTTCGGGTTCTCGGCGAGCTTCTTGATCCCCAGGAAGAACTCGTCCAACTCTGCCCGCAGTTGCGGGTCCTTGAAGAGGATCTTCTTGGTTTCATCCCCGAGGGTGCGCCAGTCGGCGAACATCCCGGCCGCCCGGTTCAGCGTGAATCCGCCGCCCTCGGTCGCCTTTTTGAAGACGTTCTCGAGGGTGGCTCGCCCGAGCCTCGGCATCTCTTCCGGGGCTTCCTTGGCTACCTGACGCAGGAGGTGAATGTTCTGATCGTTGCCGAATGTCAGCCGGCTTGCGGTCCCGACCGGCGAAGTGGTGGCCAGCTTCCCGATCGCCTCGGCTCCCTCGCCGGCTTGCTCAAACATTCCGTCGAGAGCCCGCCCCAATTCCGGCTTGTTGCCCAGTATCAGCTTCTTGGTTTCCGGCCCCAACTTCCGCCAGGTGTTCCGCGCCGCCCCGAAGCTGTCCGCGTCCAGGGCCTTCTGCCAGAGGTCGTCCACCAACGCCCGCCCGATCTTAGTGAGTTCCCCGGGAGTCTCCTGCGCCAGCCTCCGCAGGAGGTTGATGTTCTGGTCCCCCGGCATGATCAGTTTTCCGTATGCCTTGACGGGTTCGACCACGGATTCCGCCTTGTTGAATCCACGGCCGAGGACCTTCTCGGCTACCCGCTCCGTCCGTCCCTGATGGAAGCGGGCCAGACGCCCGGCCTTCAGAGACTCGAGCACCCCTTCCCCGGCCTGGTAGGCAGCGTCATCGATCTCCTTCTGGAGCTGCTTCACTGTCAGCTTCAGGATTGATGAGCTTTGTCCATCATCGATCTCTCGCAGCAGCTCCTTCAGCGGGCCGAGGTTCTCTTCCGCCAGGGTGGCCGGTATGTGATCGGCGTCATCCATGATGCTCTTGAGCGTAGGCAATGCCGCCGAAGCGTCCTTTTGGGTTTGTGACCAGGAACGCCGGATGCGGTCGTAGACCGGTTTCAACTGCTTCTTCACGAACCGGATGTCGACCGGCATGGCGACATCTTCCATGATCGCTTCGACCGTCCCGTCCTTGAGCTCCCGCGTCCCGGTTTGGACGCTCCGCACGTTCCACGGGTCCGCTTCGGCCTTCCGGAAGACGTCGTATGCCGTATCGGCTGCCGCCTTGGACTGCTTCGCGCTCGTTGTGAGAGCCTCCCCAACCCCGGCTCCAGCCTGCTCTGCCGTCACCGGGACGGGATGCACCTGCTTGGCGAGCCATTCCTTGCCGGCCTGCTCGGCTTCAGTGACCGCGCCGGCCCGCCCCTGCATGGCGGTCTGCAATCCCGCCCCTGCTTCTTCGGCCGTCACCGGGGTGAGATGCGCCTGTTCCAGGAGCTGCTGGGCACTGCGGCTCAGGGCCTGCTCTGTCCGGCGGGAAGCGGTCCTCGCCACCATTGCGCCGAACGGAGTGTATGCGCTGATCTTCTCGAGAGCCCGCACGTAGGGCGATCCGGTGCGCACACCCGCCGGAACTACCGCTCCCCTCTTTGCAAGGTAATCGAGGCCGGCCGCATCAGCCGGCGTCAGGGCCGCGGCCGCGGCGCGTCGTTCCAGGTAGCCGCCCAGTCCTGCCCCCGCCCCGCCAGTCACCACGCCCAAGCCTGTCGCGAAAGGATCCCCACCCGTCTGCAGTGCGGCCTGCCCTCCACCGAGCGCCGCCTCTGCTCCGATGCGTGTGAGCAGCGGAGCCCCCTTCAGGCCTTTGGTGAGGGCCGTCCCGGGAATCACCGCTTCTGCGATCTGCTCTCCGACCTTGCCGACCGTGCCCATTGGTGAAGGCGGGGCCGTCATGGCCCGCTGGACTTCCGGGCGGTCAATGATCCGCTCCTCGCCCGTGAGCCGCCGCACGAGATCCCCCCCGTGATATACCGTGCTCGCTGCGCCGGCCGCCATGCCCTCAGCCAAGTCCAGCATTCCGGTGACTCGAGGGTCGGTGAATCCGAGGCGTTGCGCCCAGGTTTGGGGCTTCGCTGCCGATGTCGCGGCACTGCGGATTGCCGCCCCGATCTGCTCATCGCTCATCGAATCGGGAAATTCGACGTTGCCGACCCCTGGAATCTCCACGATCTTCGCAGGCATTATTTGGCCTCGATCCTGCCGGTCGCCGGATTGTACTTATGTGTCGCCGGTTTGTCGGTCACTGTGGGGGAGGGTCCGCCGGGTCTCAGGTTGTCACTGACGCTCTTGGCCTCCGAGCTGTAACGATCGAGCGCCGCGAGCGCCGCGTCGAGACGCCCTACCACCAGATCGGACCTGCTGGCGATCTGATCCATGAAGCGCTTCTCCTCGCTCGGATTCACCGCACCGCCCGAACGCAGGCGCCCGACCTGGTCCGCGACGTTGGCGGCCAATTTGGCAAGCTCCGGATCGGTGCCCAGAACGATACCGCGCAGGGCGCCGCCGTAGTCCTTCTTGAAGGCCTGACGGAGCTGCTCGAGGCCCGGCTGGAGATTGCTGGCGATCGAGTACACCTTGGCGGCATCCCCGCTCATTGCCTTACTGATATTGGTCTGGTTCTGTAGTTCGAGTTCTCGCTTCTTGATGTCGAGATCCTGCTGGATTTTCTCGGGCGATTGTAGGACGTTGACGCGTGCCCCCGCCAGCGCCTGGGCCTCTTCGACCCTCTGCGCCTGCACCTCGGGCGGATACGCCACGTCGCGTCCCGGGACGGCCTGCGTCGGCTTGAGCCCATACTGCCTGACTAGCTGATAGCCGGCTGGAGAGTGGTTCAGGGGTATCAGCGGTTGCACAGACGGCGGCATTTTCGCCCGCCACTCAGCCCATGCCGCGGGATCGTCCGGAACCGTGAGAGCCGCTTGCTCGAGCCCGCGGAGACGTTCCTGCGCTTGCTCGCTCGCCACACGCGCCGCGGATTCTTCGGCCTCCCTCTTGGCTCTGGATTGGGCCAGACCATAATCCGCCTGTTCCTTACCCTTCATCGCGAAGAGCAGGTGCTGCTGGACGTTCCCGGCATCGTAGCCCTGCTCGATATATTGCCGCGCCTGTTCCGGTGAGACCAGGCCTCGCCCGTGCGCCTGGATCACGGCATTGTTCCAACTCTTCGTGTCCTTTGCCGTGCCGAGGAGTTGATACATCTCACCGTAGATCTTCGATTGCCGGTCGAAGTTCTTCTCTGCGATCTCCTGCTGGGTCTTCAGGTACTCGACGCCGGTCTTCGGCCCCAAGATCCCCACCGTCTGCCCGGCCGTGAGATCTTCGCCGGCTGTCATGCGGCGCCGGAACTCCATCTGGCCGGCATTCGCCTCGCGCAGAGCGTCCAGCTTCATCCGCTCCTGTTCCATCTCCATCTTGCGGATCTGCTGCGTGTCCATCAACTGGCGCAAGGTGAGCATCTGCCCGAACTGCTGGATGGGCGAAGGGATGTCGAGGTTGATCTGCGGGACGCGGACTCCGAGGCTGATTTCCGGATTCAGAGCCATTTACTTCCCCACCCGAATGTCGGTCAACCCCGGGAATAACGCACTCAAGAGCCAGAGGATCAGCACCAGGATGACCACCACGTTTAGAATCGTCTTCACGGCCTGCTGCATCGGCACATAGGTATTGATCAGCCAGAGCAGCACTCCCACAATCACCAGCACCAAAATCAGAGTCAGAATGGGCATCACTTCCTCCGCTTTAGTAGATATACGGGGGGCGTGGGGGCGGCGCTATTGATCCCGCCCCGTAGAGGTCTCCGTACCCGGGCCCGCGATAGGCCGGCATCCCGGGATTCGGCATGTACGTCGATGGCTGCGGGTAGTACGTCTTCGACGCCGCGGCGTATGGCGTGAATCCCCCGGGTGTCATGTAGTCGTTCAGGAGCTGCTTCTGCTGGTAGTAGCCCCCGACCTGGTTGGCCGCGCCGGCGATCCCCCCGAGCATCCCGGACCATGCATTCGCCGAGCCTATCTTCCCGGCCGCTTGGGCCGCTGCTCCGCTCGTCATCAGATCCGCGATCGACCGCTGCGAGTTGAAGGCGTTGGCTGACTGCTGCGCCATCGCATTCTGCATGGCATTCCCGCCGTACTCCGCGGCGCCAACATTCCAGCCTCCCGCGGTCTGGTTCGCCCCGATGTTCCACCCGCCTGCGGTCTGAGCCGCTCCCGTTCGCATCGCTGCGGCCTGCTGCGCCGCAGTCATCAGATTTCCGCCGGCGAGAGCGCCGGTGCGAACCCCCATATCCATCAAGTTGCCGAACCGGCTGAATCGGTCGTTCTGCTGGCTTCTAAAGCGGTCGAAGGCCGCGCCATACTCGCTCGCAGCCATGTTCTGCGAGAGATTCATTGCGGCCTTCAAGGCGCCCCCTCCGAGCGCTCCCCCACGCGCTGCCGCCGATCCCGCCAGCGCCCGGTTCGCCTGGTCGAGCCGGAACTGGTAGCCCGGGTCGAACTTCTTCATGTCCTCGTAGGTGAAGTCCTTGGTTCCTGCGCCTCCCGGTCCCATGAATTCCGCCATGCTCTTGGCGGCCTGTGTTCCCACGCCAAGGTATGGCTCGAGGTACTGGTTGGCCTCGGTGGCCGCGCCGGTGATCCCGGTCGCGCCGCGCTCGGCGACGTCGACCAGATTCCCGGCCGCATCTCGAGCGACTCCGGTCAGGTTTGTTCCTGCCGTGTTTGCCGCGTTGAGCACATCCTGACGCGCCTGCTCGGCCGTCGCCTGGATACGCGGGTTGTACTCGGCTGTGACGTCGCGGAACCCCTGAGCCTGGCGCTGCGCCTCCTCCTGCTGGATCTGTGCTGCGCTCTTGGCTGCTCGAGAGCCCAGGACCCCGCCGATGATCGAACTTCCGGCCGAGATCGCCGCCGGAATCGCTACTGCTGCCGGCACATTGCACCTCCTGACTGATAAACTAGAGAGATAAGCCGGACATCATCCGGCAGGAGAAAACTAATTGACCGATATCCAAATCCTCACGATTGCAATCAGCATCGTGATTCCCGTTGGCGTGATGCTTTACTCGAACAGTCGCGTCAGCGACGTGAGTAAACGAATCGATGACACGAAGGCTGATCTCAATCGGCGCATCGACGAACTGAAGAGCCATATCGACAATGGCTTCGACCATATGGCGCTCCTGCTCAAACTTCACGAAGCTGAACACCACAAGAAATAGGGCTCCGTCGCGCCCTCTCCGGGCCAACGGCGCGTTCTCCGGGTGATGCCGGGGCATGGGCGGCTACGTCAAGGCCGCCCGCAAGTTCCGCCCTGCGAATGGCCTCTTCTTCCGGTGGGCTGATCCCAAGGCACACCTGATCGCACAACTTCCCGTCCTTGAGGTAGCTCCCCCGATTGCAGCCAAAGATGGTCATCCCCGCCTTGATGGCGAAGTGCAACGCGAGTCGGTTCGTCGATGGCACGTTGCTCACGATGCGCCGACACGGGGTGTGCTCCCAGATCCAGGCCGGCAGCAGGCGAGCTGCCTCGAGCCCCGGCTCGCCCCATGCCACCGGCATCAACGCCGTATGGACTTCCCAACAGATGCTGTTGAGTGGGTGAAACATCCACAGGCCCAGCAGGTCATGGCCCTCCGGGTAAACGTCCCGCGCCACCACGTACCAGATCGCCTCATGCTGGATAGGCTGGTAGTCCTCGCGCCGCGGGGAGTTGTCGTCCGAGATCTTGTCCCAAATTCTCGGATGCGTGATGATTCTGCGGATAAGTTCAAAGTCAAATGACCTCTCAAAAGTAATCATTTGATCCTCAAATATTCTGGGGTTTTGTCACTGACTAATGGGATAATGAATACAGACCGCATGGCACACCCAAGACACGGAAAGAGCCGATCTCCCGAATATTCAAGTTGGCGGGCAATGTTAGAACGATGTGGCAAGCCGACACATCCTGCTTATTTTCTCTATGGCGGCCGCGGAATCACGGTTTCCCCTGAACTGCAAACGTTTGAAGGGTTTTACGCAGTACTCGGCCCGCGCCCAACAGGGGGTAGCCTTGATCGTGTCGATGTCAATGGGAATTACACTCGCGACAATGTCAGATGGTCTACCGCCAAAACTCAAACCCGGAACCGTCAGAACAACCGCTGGATTACCTATAAAGGCGTGAGGAAAACTCTCGCCGAATGGAGCGAGATCCTGAAGATTCCATATGACCGTTTGAGTGCTCGCTTGCTTCGGTATGGCTGGTCGACCGAACGTGCGCTGGAAATGCCCCGCTATGAGCGGGGTGATCCACGGGTCGAAAGCCTTTCCCGTCACGTTCCGACAGAACGGCAACCGCGAGCGGAGGTCCCCGATCGAGACAAGCGCTGGACTCATGGGCGAACGAAGACCCGCGAATATAGAGCATGGGCGGGTATGATTGATCGCTGTGAGAATACGGCGAGACCTGAATATGCAGATTATGGCGGGCGGGGGATCAAAATAGCGCCTGAGTTGCGGGCATTCGAAGGATTCCTTGCTGTTCTTGGCCCTTGTGCGCCTGGTTTGAGTTTGGATCGCATCAATGTAAACGGCGATTATGCGCCGGGAAATGTGCGCTGGGCTGATGCCAAAACTCAGGCGAGGAACCGCAGGACGAGTCGGTTCATCGCGCACAACGGCAAAACGCAGACGCTGAAGGAATGGAGCATCGCACTGGCCATTCCATACCCGCGGCTTGGATTTCGTATTCGTTCCGGATGGCCGGTCGAAAGGGCATTTGCCGCGCCTCGATATGGATGGCGCGATCGCAAGGTTTGAGCGAGGGTGGGTCAGGATCGATCGAATCAGCTCGTAATCGGTCGAGCGCTCAAAGGCGATCAAAACACCACCTTCACATTGCCCGCGCCATCAGTGTAGAAATCGCCGGCCGTCAGCCCTCCACCGGTTGCCGCTGCATTCGAGGCGAATGTCGGTAAACCCCCTACGGCGAATGTCGAGCCTGGGTTGACCTTGTTGATTCCCACTCGTGTCTGCTGCCGAAGGACAGACATAACCAAAGTTCTTGTGCCGGCATTCACCCGGTAAAGGTCCAATCGGCCGATCGATGTTGACTCAATATCCCAATCGAACCCATAGGCTGGGGCGAATTGGCTCCGGAGCGAAAGAGCCGGCAACGACGTCGTATCAAGACACCCTATAGACAGAGTGCCGATCGCAGTCGATAGGCCGCCAATTGCCATGTTGCCGACATTCGTGAGTTGGAAGCCCCCTCCGTTGATATTGCTTAACCAGGGAGTCTGGGTGGCCGGCGTTGTCCACTTGATACCGAGCGCCTGCGTCGAATCGGCCGTCACTACTTGACCGTTCGTTCCAACCGCAAGTCGTGTCGGAGGCCGTTGCGCTCCGCGGACGATCAGATCGCCTTTTGTCGTCGTCGGGTCAACTACCGGCGTGGTTTCGATCCAGGCCGAGCCACTCCAGACAAACTTTCTCTGGGCGTCTGCCGGCGCGGTGTCGATCGAGAAGAACTCAAATCCGATATCGTTGATCGGCCCGAGATCTGCCGGCCGCTCGTCCGGACTGAGCGTGCCCCACATGATGCCTGAGACGTACACCCACTCCCCGTCCTGATACTGGTAGAGAACACTCCCGCGGTCCTCCTCGAAATAGATGGCGCCTTCAGGAGGGGGAGGCAGGCTGGTCGAATCGGGCCGGGCCGAGTGAGGGCCAAAGGTGACCAGCCCATCCAGTTTCTGGGTGTTTGCGTTCGACTGCTCGCCGAGACGGTCCCAGTAGAAGTACCACTCCTTGGCCGTCTGGCTCGCTGCATTGCGGCCGCCCTCGCTCCGCTGGGGGCCGTCGTCCAGCCTGGTCCGGATTGGAGGGGCCTGCAATCTATCCATCAGGCTATCTCCGATGGCGTGGCCTCAAGGAATGCGTCCGTCAGCGCAACTTTCGCCTTGCCCTGCACGCCGATCCGGTAGACGCGATCGCGCGAGCAGCCGAGCCGGCGCCAGACGATCCTCTTGCTGTAATTGCCCGAAAGGCCAGAGGTCTGTGTGACAGTACGGCCGGTAGGGAAGGTGTGCCCCCGGTCACTGCTCCAGTCGAGCGCGACGGCCATCTCCGGGTTCGGCGCTACGACCGTCCCCGTCTCCATGTACAGTTCAAAGCGGTGATGGAACAGATACCGGTCCTCATCGAGCAAGTGCGGAAATGTGCGGATGTACTGGATCGGAACTCCGTCGTCGTCGTAGAAGTCAAGGCTCTGCTCGTACAACTTTCCCGTGGACGGGTCGCCGACAATGTGCTTGCCCCCCTGGCCCCATTCCGGGATGAAGACGTGATACCACGGCTGGTAACGGATGAACGCCCCCGGCGCCGGCGACGGGTTGAACCCGTAGCGTTGATGCCAGAGATTCTCGGTGACGTCGTAGACCCACGTCTGCTGCTGTGCCCAGAAATTGACGACCCAGAACAGGTGGCCCGCATCGAGGTACGAGTAAGACACTGCGTCCCGCGCATTGAACCCCGGCGCATTCCAGGCTTGTTCCTGCGCGAACGTCGAGATGCGCTGCGGCTGCAACCCCCGGGCCATATAGGCCACCGTCTGCCCATTGGGCGAGCCGGCCAGCGCACATACTCCCAGTGCTACCGAACACGGCGCATATGTGGAGACCGACCCCTCATGGATGAACGCCCCGCCCATGCGCTGGAACGGAAAGTTGGGGTCGCCGACATTCGACCAGATCTCCGTTGTCTCCGTGCCCAGAAGCCATAACTCCTCGTGGTCGCAGAGGATGGACCGTATGTAGTCCGAGTGCCCTTCCTTCACGCCGAAATCGAGCGGATTCCATACCGTGAAGTCGTTAATGTCGCTGATATTGAATTGGCGCCCGGGGTCTGCCGGCTCTTCCACCCCGGCTCGATTCCGGAGCAGCCGCCTGGTGACAACCCCCGGCCCCGGCGGATTCGGCGGTCGGTTCGTGATGCCATACCCGTCGAGGAATCCGCCCGTGACGCCCGTCACCTGATCGCCCGACCGAGGGACGCTGTACGGCAGGTCTGAACCCGCCGGCACCGGACTCGAGACGGCAATCACTGCGTCGTTGATGAAAGAGGTGACAAGATAGTCGATATCGCCGATCCGCATCAGTTGCCCGACCATCAGAGCGTTGAACTTGTCCGAGGTTTCCGGCGTTGCGCCGCTGGGCGTCCAGTAGACGTTCACTGAGCCGTCCGTATCGACCATGCCGAATACGGTGAAGCGGGCCGGTTCCGGTCCCGCGCCATTGTTCACATAGACCAGCCCTCCCGAGACGATCATGAGCTGGTGCCCGTTGGAGAAGATCTGCGCCGGGTCAGGCGAGACGGCCGGCGTGCTCTCGGCGACGGTCTGTGACGCCGTTGTAATCGTTCCGGCCTCGGTGATCTCCGACTGCTTGTTGCCGTGGATGGCGAAGAGCCGGCCGCCGCCGGCCCAGAGGCACCTGATCTTTGCCGGCGAGAGTGTAGCGAACAGCTTCAGGCCGGGTCTCCCGATGAGCACCTGGCGCCGTGGCTCGTCCCCCGCGGCGAGCGTCTCCGGATACCAGTTGATTGTCTCCTGCGTTGCCGCGACTACGCTTTTCGATGTGTAGGAGGGTCCAGCCAGAGAGATCTTCATGCTATAGTTCGGCCAGGAATGCCCGGCCTAATCCGATCCAAAGTCTCAGCAATCGCACCGGACGCGCAGAGCCACGGGTTCGACGTCACCCTCAGTTGTGGACATTCGTTATGGATGAGAGAGCGCCCAGATGAGCCCGTGCTGTGCATGGCCTGCTCCCTTGCGGAGTTCCCTGATAGCGTGCATGGCCGGCATTGCGCGTCCGTCAGGAGCAATCGTTCCGTATGTCATATCCGCATCCGCAACTCAGAGCCTCCGAAGTATCGGCGATCGGCCGCGGCGCGTTGATCGATTCCAGACGCATAAGCGAGAGCTGCGCTTCCCGTCTGACATCCGGATCTACTACCCGCTGGAAATGCGGAGCGAGACGGATCGCGAGATTCAAAACGATTGCGTCCTCATAGCCCGGCGGCAGGAGCACGGCATCATCGATCGACACGAACGCCGGCGCCATCTGCCAGGAGTGCAGCTCGAGGATCCCGTCTGTCGGCGAACCCGAAAGGTAAAGCGTCGAGATCGGATACGCCCGATCGTTGTAAAGCCATCCGACACCGGCCGAACAATTGCACTGCGCCGTCCATACGTCCGAGGGAACGACCGCAAGAGACGCACAGCCGCCCTGCGAACCCGTGATGCCCGCGGCCTCGATCATCACCGGCCGCGGCGTGTCGAAGTCCGCAATGGTCTCACCTGATGGATCCTGGCCGATCGTGTAGCTGCCCGCTCCCGTAAGCGGGAACGAGGACTTCGTGATCGAGTAGATGTTCAGCCGGTCGCAGCTCAAGGATCCCACCAGCCGGTTCAGCTCCTCGAGCCCGTCCTGGTATTGCGCCGGCGACGGTGTGCGCTGCGGGCCGAGCGTCACGCCGGCCTTGCGGAGGGCCGGGTAAATCAGACCCTTGCCGGCCAGTATGATTGCCGCGCCCGTAGGAACCGAGCCGCCGAAGGCGCCCTGGTTCCAGAGGATATTGTCGAAAAGAGATTCTTTCGCCATCGCTCAACTCACCGGAACGACGAGAACCTCTTCGACGTTCACTCCGCTTGGGATAAAGTTGACCCGAAGACTTCCACCCAGCGTTTCGCCGGCTGGAATCGAGAAGTTGGCGGAAGTCTGAACGGAAGTTTCAGCCGTGGTAGTGAACGTCAGCACGTAGTTGCCGAGAGACGTCGTGGCGTTTCCCTCATATGTCACATTGATCGCACAAGTGCCGGCCCCCCCTGTCTTCCTGGCGCTCATCAAGAGGTTGAACGTCCGATAGAGTCTCCCCGTCTGGCGGAACCACGCGCCGAAACCGTTGGCCGCGATTGCCGCGTCACCGGCATTGACTACATATCGCTGGGTGGTCGTGTCCAGAACCCAAGGGTACGCTGTGCTGTTATAGGCCCAGTCAGACGGATTGTTGGACGCATTCAAGACCAACGAATTCGGCTGCCCGACCAGCACGCCGGGAATCATCGGCCAGACTTGATGCTTGCCGCCCGCAAGCCAATTCCGGTTGCCCGGTTGCGGGAAATAAGACCCGTTGCCCCACATTCGCACGATATTTGGGTATTTAGCCTGGTACTGGTGATAGTCCATTTCTATCTGCCCGGGAAGAACCGCCCCCTGTAGCATCGAGTTGTTGTGAATCAATGCTTCGCCCTGAAGATCAAGGTGAAAACTAGGGCACGATCCGGCACTGAGAGGAGCCTGCACCCAATTGTTGGGGCCGAACGTAAAAGTCTGGCCGTTGGTCACTCTCGCGTATTGACTGATGTTTCCGCTTCCGGGCTCGAAATAGCAGTTTTCAACGTAGCCTCCTCCGCACCAATCAATCCAGATTGTGGGCAGGCGCGTCTGGCCTTGAAATTTCACATGGCGGATGACGTTCTTGTTGCCATACATCACGGCGTTGCTGTCCGGATCTTTGCCCTCGAGGAACATACCGATGCTGGACTGGCTGCACAAGCAGGCGTCAATCAGGTTCTCGTCGCCATAAATCAGGAATGGAACGCCCACAAGATAAATGCCGCAGTCGAGAACCCTGGCCCGGAACACAAGCGTAAGATTGATACCGACTCCATATGTCTTCAAAGTTCCCAGGCTGGGTACGGTATTGGTATTGTTGCCGGGATCAGACAGATACTGACTAGCCCCGTAAATGTTGACGTTCTCGATCACTACGTTGTCGGTAAGGAATGCCTGATTGCTGGCTCCTGTGGGCATGGTGTCGTTGTTGAGGCGGATCCCGTTCAGCCCTGTCTTGATCGAGAAATCGCGGAACACAAACGCCGAACTCATTCCGTAAGGTGACGCCTGAACCGGGCTCAGGTAATCGAACACGTAGCCGGCGGTTACGGCGGTAGCATCGATCATCGTTCCGCCGGTAAACGTGGCCGGCAGAATATCGGCCTTCCCGCTCCCCTGAATCACGGTGCCAGTCCTTACGCTGATCGTGCCCTGCACGACGTATGTTTTCGCTTTAAGCGTCACCGTCCCGTTATTTGCGGCGACGTTGATCGCCTCCTGAATGCCGTCGCTCGCGCTCGAGATTGTCCAGGCGCCCGAATGGGTATTCGCGCAATTGATGATTGCCACACCCGTAGCCGGGTTCCAGGAGGAGATTGGCACTGCTTCCGCCGCTCCCGTTCCACCGCTTATGTAAAGATACGATCCGGCCGCAATGCCGGCGGGGATCGGCGAGAGCGTAATGGTATTGAGCCCAACGATCAAAGAGCCGCCCGGCGTGCGCGTGAAGTCATAGCCGTCCGGAACGTAGATCGCCGCTCCCGATCCACTGATGTTCTGGCCGTTCGGCCCCAGGAATGACTCGATCGCCTTCACTTCCGCGGCGAGCGCGTTATGGTGCCAGGCGTCGATGTACATCGATACCTTCGCGCCGGTCGCATGAGTCGCCGCAGCAGTCCCGTCGAACCCGCGGCCGCCGGTCGCCACGATCAGGGCCGGGTTCGGGGCGCCGATGACGCTCTCGACTGCGACGATCTCCTTGTCGATCGAGACCAGGCAATGGGGTGTAAAGCCGGTGCTCGCATTGACAAACAGGATCGTATTGCTGCCATCGATCCCCACCTTCAACGTCGTCTGGATCAGGTTGTTCGCCAGCTTGAGGTGGGCGTCGGTCGCGATTGCTCCGGGAAAAACAGGCGTCGGTGTAGACATTGTTTAACTCGCTGGAGGTTGGGCCGTCGCCATCGCCTGCGCCGGCGAGCTGGCCTGAGACCGCATGTGGTTGCTCGCGTTGAGTTGCATGATGGCCGCTTTGTACTGCTGCGCCTGCGGAACAAGCGTAGGGTCGACCTGAGACCGCGGATACTCAGGCAGCAGAGCGAGCGCCAGGTTGAACCGAAGCGCCATCTCGTAGCCCTCCGGAAGATCGATAATTTGATCCACCGCGGCGAATGCGGGAATCACCACATAGATCCACACCTCGAGCGTTCCGCCGAGCCGCGGAATCGGCGCTATGTACACCGTAGCTGTCGGATAGCCGTAGTCGCAGAAGAGCTTCTTGACGTAGACCGACTGCGCCGCCTTTTCAGGGGTGGACTCCCACCCGACCGAGTCAACGATCTCCAGGGGCGAATCGATGCCACCGGACTGAACGGATGCCGACTCGACCTTTACCGGGCGTTCCGAGAGCGTGTAGCTGTTTCCGCCGCCTACGGAAACCAGGAGACGCTTACGCCCTACGATCGAAGCGCCTTCGGTGTTCCAGCTCGAGACGAGCTGGTTCAGCGCCGCGAACGCATCAGTCAGCTCGTTCGCCTCGAGCGTCTCTCCCGAGGCAATCGCCCCGATCAACCGGAACGAGGAATGGATTAATTGCGTTACGGTGGTAGGCATACGGCAAAGTACCTATGCGATCCACCTTGCGGCAGTGCTGCAATGTGCCGCGGGGTGGTAAATCGTGTTACGCCCGCCGTTTGGCCGGCGCCAATGCCTTCTTCGGCCGGCCCGGCGGCCGCCGCACGGTTTCCGGCTCGTCCGGTTCCTGCCCGGGATCGGGCTGCTCGCCAGGATCGGGGACGTCCGGAAGGTCTGGCGGCGGCGCCGCGGGCTCGATATCGGGCTGCGGAATGGTCCGAGACCATTCCGCGCCTAGCGCAGCCTCTTCTTCCTCGGACTGCACAACTGCCGGCTCCAGCCGCCGGTGGAAGAGCATCCGCGGATAATCGGCCGTGCTCATTTGGTCGCCGGTTTCGGCAGCTTGAATTCCACCCACGCAGAGCCGAGCTGCGCGGCCGCGGCCTCGTCAGCCACCCACATTGGCAGGTTGTTGACGTTGGCGTATAGCTTCGGCCATGTGGGCTTCTCCTTGGGTTCGACCGGCGGAATCTGCGTCCACTGGTGGGGATCGAGCGCCGCCAACTCAGCATCGTTGTTCACGATCTTTGGCGGCACGCGATCGGTCTTGCTGTAGAGGACCTTCGGGTATCCGGGCGCCGGGTACGGCTCCGGTGGGGGAGGGGGAGGCGCGACTGCTACCGCGGCGTCGTCCTTCTCGTTGTTCTTTTTGGCGTCCATGCTAGCTCACCAGCCTTACTGCCCATTCGGGCCTCTGCGCTGCGTGCCCGTAGAGGACATCGCATCTCGTGATGAATAAATCGTTGATCACGTCGTAGTCGCTGACACAGCGGATTGCGACACCCGTATCCGGGTCCTGCTGGGATGCGGCGTAATGCGCTCCCTTCGGGACCTCGAGCGGCGCCATGCCAATCACGAAGGCGTGCTGGTGGAACGCGATCGACTGCGCCGCGAGCTGGTTCGCCGTGCCCAGGATGGTCAGCGGAGTCCCGCCCGCCGGCGAAGCGGAGACGGTCTTATTCGCGCCTGTAGTTGTGATCGGCGGATAGATCGGGATCGAGGCCGCGCCGGCGCCGTCTGAACTTACATCCGCAGTGACAACGAACCTCTGAAGGTCAGAAGAGACTGCGCCCGAGACCGGATTGACCGCATACACGCTAGCGAGCGTGAATGTGTCGCCCTTCTTGAGCCTCGCCGCGGCCGCCGCAGTGAACCCGGTTACCGCAAGCGTTGATCCCGTCTGGCCGGCCGCCCCAACTGCTGGAGCGCCGCCCAGCGGACCCGTGGTGTGGACCTGGCAATTTTGGTCCATGACCCACTCGAACCCACCCATGACCCCCATGCGGCCGCGCTCGTACTGCTGCTTCACCTGGGTGGAGCTTTGGAACAGGCCCTGCGCGGCCTTGAGAGCAATCGTCTGCACTTTGGGCGAGAGCACTAAGGTCCGCTTGCCGTCCATCGGAGCAGAGTTCTCATCGAGGACTTGGCCGGCCGTCCATGCGGCGTCGAGCATTGTCAGAGGCGTGCCCGGGGTGCCGATCGCGTTGGCCGTCGACTGATAGGCCATCGTCAGGCCGTCGACGTCCACCTGATTGGCGAGCGCGACGGCGGCCGAGTCGAGGTATCTATCGCGGAAGGCGTCGATCGAGAGCGTCAGCTCCGCGGAGCTGAACTGAAACGAGACGTTTGCCTGCGTGTTCAGGGTGAGCGTCTTCGCGGTTTCGATGACATCCACCGGGCTTGCCACCCGGCTCTTTACGGCGACGAACCGCACGGGATCGCGAAGTCTCAGCGTGTCGCCGATCTTCGCGCCCGAGACGGCGAATTTGTCGTCCCAGGTGTGCGCGATCGCGCCCGAAAAGCCTAGATTATTTTTGAAGCGCATCAGGAGTTCGTTGGTGATGGCCTGGTGCGTCAGAAGCGTATTTGGCACTGCTTACCGATCCGTTTTCTGCGCCGATCTCACCTTCACCCAGCGGCGGTAATCCGCCTGCACTGCCGGGTCATCGAGCGAGTCTGAGACTCCTCTCGCCGGCCGGGTAGAGCCGGGCGGAGGCTTGGGCGCGGCTGTAATGCGTCTGCCGTTGGCAGGTTCGGATGAACGCGAAAGAGTGGCCGATAAACGCCCGATTGCACGCACTGCCGCAACGGGCTGCATTGCCGCAATGCGCTTAATCTCATCGGGGTGCTTGGCGAGCCAATAGAGAATCTCTGCGCCGGCCTCGTCCTCGAGCATTGCCTGCCGCGCCGCGAACACTCCCGGCCCTTCCGGCGCCGGGATCGCTTCGATCGCGTCGTCGTAGTCCTGGTGCAGTTTGCGGGCTGCCTGCTGTCTCGAGTCCCACTCGGTCTGGAGTTTTTCTATTGCCTTCTGCTGCTCGGCCTGGTCCGCTTCCGCTTTCCGTTTGGCGTCTCGCTGGTCGAAGATCCAATCGGAGAGAGCTTCCTGGTATGCCTCGAGCGTCTCGAAATTCTCGAGCTTCGGCTTCCCGGTCTGCTCTTGCTTGGGCGGTTCGGCCGGCCTCGGCTGGCTCGCGGCGGCGAGTCTCTCACGGAGCTGCTCGTTCTCGCGAATCAGCTTCGTAATCTTCCGCTGCCGCGATCCGCCCTTGCCCGGCTGCTCGTGCTCTTCCTCTTCTTCCGGTTCCTGCGGTGGTTGGTCCGTGCCTGTGTCCGGTGCGGGTTCAGTCGCCGGTGGCGTGTCACTCGCCGGCGGCTCAGGCTTTTCTGCTGCCGCTTCCGCAGGAGGGTCACCAGACTTGCGCCACTTCACATACTCACGGAAGTCCGTGGCTTCGCTCGGTGGAGCTTGTTCCGTCGACTCACTGCCCTGTGGAGCGGTCTCTTCTGTGGTCATAGAGCTTGTGGTTCCATTGGGGGCACCGCCGGCGGCTGCTCGGCTGGGCCGCCGGCCGGCGGCGCCCCGGGAACGGTGGGAGGTGGCCCGACAGACTCCTCCGCGGCCGCTCCACTCGCCATCTGCGCTATCTGGAGCTTCAGCATGGCGAGTTCTTCACGAAGTCCTGCAATGTTTTCCGTGGACGTTAGCTTGGCCTCGGCCGTCACCAGCTCGACCTGCGCCTTCAGGGCCGCCTGGCGATCGGAACTCTCGATCTTGGCCTGCTCCATCCGCTCCTTCGATTCCATCTCGGCCCGTTTGATCCGGATCTCTTCGGTCGCCTGCTGCAACGCCATCTGCATCTGCTCGAGCTGTTGCGCCATCTGCTGGTTCTGGGCGACGAGCATCTCCTGAGGCTTCGCGTCCTGGTCCTGCAAGTGAGGAGGCAGAGACCGGCGCAGGCGCTCCGCGATTTCGTCCGAGCCCTTGAAGTTCAGGTTCTTGAACACCAGGTCGCCGGCCACCTGCATCAGCGGCGGGTACGCCTGCGCGAGCTGCGTGATCGTCTCTGCTGCCTGCTCCTGCTGCGTCTTGAACGCCGGCCCGATCTTGAGACGGACATCGTATTTGCCGCTTGAGAGGTCGTAAATCTGAGATTGATTCCACTCGTTGGTGAAGGTCTCGTTGACCCGGACAATCTGCTCCTCCATGTCCTCGCCGAGGATCCGGACCTCCCGCGCCGTGTCGTAGATCTTCGGGATCAGGTCGCAGAGGATCGTCCCGCAGTGGAGGATTGCCCGGTTCAAATTGTCGACGAAGTGGAAGTTGGTGAATCCACCTTGGCTCTGACGCTGGCGGATCGCCACGCCCGAGGTCTCGTTCGACATTGCGCCGAGGCTCGCGTCGTAAATATTCGTGGTCGCCTTGATGTCGTCCGAGGCCTGCGCCGCGCCAATTGAGAGCGCCTGAATCGGAGGCTCGGCCAGGTTGCGCTGCGGGGGGGGCGCAGGATTGCCGGCAATGTCGAGAGGCTCGTACTCGAGGTAGGCCCACGGCACTGTGTTTGCCGTCGCCCACCTCGGATCCTTGAAGACGCCCTTTACCCCCACCCACGGGGCCTTCGTGCCGAGCATGACCGTCTCGGCCTCGGAGCTGCGGTAGAAGTTATAGAGCTTCTGAGGGTCTCTCGCGAATCGGATCAGGCTGAAGACGTGCCGCTCGTTCTCGATGTACATCTCCTCGCCGAGCACGATCAGAATCGGAATCCACTGCCCCTTCCACTCCGTTTTGTCGAGGACCTCGACCCCGTTCAGACGGCACATGCGGACGTGCCGGATCTCGTCGTCGCGCTCTAATCGGTCGCCGTTCTCGTCCGTCACGTACTGGACGCCCGGCGGCAATTCATCCGGCAGGTCGCCCGAGTACTCGTTGGTGACCTTGCCGTCGGGCCACTGGATCGCCACCAGCTTGCGCGTCTCGATCTCCACGTACCAGTACCGGGCGATCTGGATCCCCTCTTTGCCGATCCAGTCCGGCGCGGGGTTTACTCCACCGTCGTAATAGTTGGCCTTCGTGAGTTCAGTCTCGTCGCCGAATTCCGCCTCGTACTCTTCGCGAGATAACCACTCCAGCTCGACGGCCCACGTCATGTCGGACTTGTCCGCGGCCGTCGCGAACGGATCGCAGTAGACGCTGAACGGGTTGACGATGCGCTCGATCCGCAATTCCTGGTCGAACGTCTTGTTGCCGCAGTACCGCGTGGTGACCTTGAACGCGCCGATCGCGCCCTTTGTCGACTGCTCGAGCGCCGTCTCGTAGACCTGCTCGGCCTTCGACGCCTGCTCGATGTGGCGGATCATGCCCTCGATCACCTGGGCCGTTTCCTTGTCGCCCGTCGAGTCCACCGGCAGGGCTTGCAGGCCCGGCTTGTTCATCCGGGCCTCGTTCGCCACCATGCACAATGGGCCCGTGAGCTTGTTGAACGTGAGGCAGGGCCGCTTCCCCCCGGCTCCGGTCGCGTTGCGACGTCGCGCATCGTCCGAGTCCCACTGATCGCCCGCGGCGAATTGCAGGTCTATCAGGGCCTCGGCGCGAATCTTCTGCTCCGCCGTCTGTGCCAGCGTCAACCGCTTGCGGCACGTTGCGACAATGTCTTCGTCGGACGTCTTCTTACGCGCCACCTGTCAGGGTCTCGTACCATTCGGGCTTCGGTGTGCCGGCGTAATGGTGCATGAGGTAGTCGACAATCGCCTGCGGCCGGTTGTCGACGCCGGTGACCGTCGCGCCCGCGAATTCGAGCATGTCGTTCATCTCTTTTATGAGAGACGGGCCTTTATTGACCGGATCTGCGCCGCCGTAGATGGTCTCGTACACCGGGATCATGACCCGCAGCATGTCGCGCATCTCTTCCTGGTAGTTGCGGCCGGATACGTCCGTCTCGAGAGGCTGGTACATCTCAGTTGCCCTCCATCATGTCGCCCAGCGAGCGCTTCGGATTTTTCTTGGGGACCTTCGCGCCGGCCTTCCGGGCTGTGTCGAGCGCAATCGCGACGGCTTGCTTCGGTTTGTAGCCTTCGCCCCGGAGCTTCGAGATGTTCTCGCTTACCGCGGCTTTGCTTTTCCCTTTGTTCAGAGGCATTGCCTCACCCCCTCGCTCGACGTAACGTGATCCGCTGATATGATCCCGATTGCCGGCGCAGGCGCCCGCGCATTCGCCTTCCGGCGTCACTTCGCAGCACCGGCACGCCCGGCACATTCGCGCCACGGATAATCAGGCCATCCAGGAGCCCGCGCCGCTGCGGCTCCACCTCTCCTCCGGATCCTCTGCGGCAATGGGCGGCACATGCGCGGCAAAGGTCAGCGCTAGAGCATCGGCCCGGTCGGGGCTCGCTACGCCGCGCTTCTGCATGTCCTCTTTCGATTCCAGGACGAGCTGGTCCCGCCGGTTGAGGTGTGATCCCGGCGCCGTGAGATCGGTCTCGAGCACCACGTCATCGGCCGGGATCGCGCCGCGGTCCAGCCACTCCTTCATCCGGTGCCACATGTAGGCCCGCATGTTGGCCTGGTGCCTGTCCGGGCTCGCGCCTCCGAAATTCACCTCGACCACGTTGTCGTGGCCCATCGCCCGCAGGCGCTCGACGTATGGAGCGCCGTAGGCGGAATCCACGAACATCATGGAGACGCGCCGGCCGGCTCGCTTGTCCCCCAGGACCTCGGAGAGCTTCGCCAGGATGCCCGAACGCTCTTTTGCATGTTCCCCTGGGATGCAGATCGGGGGTATGCTCCTGGCATCCGCTCCGCGGCGGAACCAGACCACATTCCAGGCCTGGCCCCCGCCTGATACGTCGAAGCCAGCCACGAGCGGATCGTCCGGAAATACCTGCGGCCCTGTGCGGCGCTTTGCCGCATCCACCCGATCCTGGTCAATGAACTGAAGGTCGCCGGCCCGCGGCGCGATTCCCATCACACGGACGCGGATGTAATCGTGGTCCTCGCCGTAGTCCTTGATCCATTCGTCGATCAGCTCTTTGTTGGTGAAGCGGCTGTTGCGGCTGTCGATGCACCGCACGTTCCAGCGGTCGCGGAACCGGCCGAAGCAAATCTCGTAGAAGCGGCCCGACTTTCGCGCCGGTTGCCCCCAGCAGAAGAACATCGGCTCGCCGTCTGTCAGACCGCCCTGCGCGACATCCCAGATCCCATCGGGGATATGGCTCGCCTCGTCGAACATGTACCAGGAGGTCGAGGTTCTCGCGTGCTGGCCGGCGAAGCTCTGCGCGGCCTCCTCCTTGCAAGTCTGGGCCACCACTTTCCACGCCTCGGGAAACTCTTTGTGGTAAATGCCCTGCGCCCGAATGTGGAACCAGTGCCCGGTGATGCACAGGCGCGTCCACTTCTGGATTTGCGCCCAGGTGCGGCTCTCGAGCTGCGGATAGGTGTTTGCTGTGACGGTCCCGATCGAGTACGGCCTGGTCGACAGTATCCAATCGGTAATCCACGCTCCCATGACCGACTTGCCTGTGCCGTGGCCGCTCGAGGCCGCCATCAGAATCGGCATGACCGGATTGCTGCCGTCGAAGCGCCGGCGTGCCACCTCGACGCCCAAGTCCCGCAGGAACTCGATCTGGTTGGCGTCCGGACCGGGCTCATTCGCCAACTCGCTGTTCGGCTCGCCCCACGGATAGGCGTAGCGGACGAAGCCCAGCGGGTCCGCGTAGTACGCCATGATGTCATCCGCCAGCTCGAGATCAGCCGGCTGCGCTAATATCGTCGTCATCGCTCACGCAGACAGGAATCGAGCGGGCGTGCGCCGGCGGACGCCTGGAGTTTTCCCGCGCCACCGTGTGACACAAGCCGAGTTGGCGTGCGATACGGATCGCCGCGCCCCATGCGTTGGGGTGGGTCGGTGTGATCGTCACCATCGATCGCACTTCATTAATCGTCCACGCTCCGGGCTTTAGCCGGCGGATCACCGCGCAAACCTCGAGGATGAAGTCGACGTTGCTCCGTGCGACGGAAACGATACCCGCGTCCCGCAGGTTCTCCCCAACGAACAAGAGCCCCTGGTTGGGATCCCGGTAATACTTCATCGCTTTTACCCTGCGGCCTGCTCAGTCTTCTGCATCTCGATCACCCGCCGCCTGGCGGCCTGTAATCGATCCACAATCTCGACGGAGCCCGTGACCTCGGTCATGGTGCGCTCGCGGTATAGAGCGGGCCGGAAGCGCTTCAGGAGAGCGATCAGGAGCTGGTCCGAGTACTCGGTCTCATAGGCAATGCGGGATTTGCCGCGGCCTGTTCGGATCGGCTTCCCCTTGTAGTACAGCGTCTTCTTGACGCCCTCGTGCGCCCGCCGGAGCGCCTCATCCTCGAGCGTCTGGCCGATCGCCTCGAGTTCATCTTCCCAGGCCTTCCTGTAGACCTCGTCCCTCTGGAGCCACATGCGGTGCTGGTTCGTATCGACCTTCGCCGCGGCCGCCGCGGACGACGTATTGTGGGTCACCTTGAACGCCGCAATGAAGGCGCGTTGCTGGAGGTACGTTGCGGGGGTTCGTTTACGCGGCACAGTGCGACACCTTGCGGAAGGTCCAGACGCCCCGCGGATTGTCCTCGGTCTCGCGGTTGTGACTTTCTGGCCGGCCGGTGGGCGGGCGCGAGAGCCGCAGCCATGCGGTCGCATCTCCGCACACTGCGATCAATGCCCGCACCCGATGCTTCGTTCCCACTGGCCGCACGCGCCCCGATTCGAGCAGACGCGGAACGCTCCCGATCGGCGCGTGATACAGAAGTTCATGGTCCGGTGAATACACCGGCAGGCAGTTGCTGGGGGAAGGCATGGGAAAACCTGCAGGAAAGTTTGGGAGTTACTTTTTTAACGTCGCATCCTGACGACGCAGCCGCTCCCATGTGAACGGCAGAACGAAATGCGAGGATTCTGTTTCCCGATTATAATCGATCCGCTATGACAGTCAACGAGTTGCTCGAATTGCTCGAGCCCGAGAAGAGAGGCGAGCTGCCGGTCCGCGTGAGATGCTCCTGGCACGGAGAGGCGCCGGCGCACTCCGAATTCGAGATCTCCTACGTGGCCGAGGTCATGGAATCTGACACCGGCGAGGACGTGATCGTCCTCGAGTGCCGTCAGGACGGGTGATGCCGTAGTCAGTTCGGCAGGTCTAGTTTTTGGGGTCGAATCATCATCGACGGGTCCGTCCCGAAGCGGACGAAGCGCCGGTCTGGTGGTTCGTCGAGAAACTCCATCTCGACGGTGTGCAGGGGATGCGCCGCCAGAATTTTCGCGTGCTCCTCGGCGATCGATGCGGTGAACGGACCGCCGGGCTCCGCGTCGATGGTCTCTTCGAATAGCAGCTCATGCCCTACGAAGCAGCGTATCGTTACCGTCATAGTGGGTCCATCCCGAGATCGACCGCAAGCTGAATGCATCCGTCGAGTTGCGCCAGCGTGTTCGCCTGGCGCTCGTTGTTCCGGAGGAGTGAGAGCGCAAACCTGTCATCGGGGCCCGCGTGCGGGTTCTCGTCCCATGCCGACGACTCGACCCACTGTTGTAGGTATGCCTTCAGGAGCCCCACCTGGCGAATCGTCAGGCTCTCGTCCCTCAAATAGCGCTGGACCGCCGGCGTCAGCTCGCCGCCCGTCTCATATCTCCAGAACTTCGGCGTATCTGCGGAATGCGGCACAGTGCGGCGCATTGTTAACTCTTTAACAGTGCTAAAATCCTCCATGCGCGGGAAGGCCCCTCACCTCCCCAGGTTCGAGCCTGCCCGGCTGGAGAACTCAGACCATGTCACGCTCAGAATACATCACCAAGGAAGTCGCTGCCAATCGGAGCGGTCGCAGCGTGCGCCGGCTGCTCGAATTGGCCTCCACAGGCCGAATCAGGAAGCAAATTGTCCGCGACGAGCGAAACGCCGGCCGGGCCCTCGCCCTGTTTCATGCCGGCGACATTGCCAAACTGGCCCAGACGGCAAAGGGGGAAATTCCAACCCCTGGATCTGTGCAAATCGTTCGGCCAGTGCGGCCTATTGCAGCATTGCCGCAGGGTGAAGGCGCAACCGTACTTTCACCGAACCCGCGCCCCTGGCTCACCTTAGCCGAGGCGGCCGACTATACCGGCCTGCCTGAGTCGTTCCTCTTGGCCCGAATCACCGCCCGGAAACTGCCGGCCCTGGACGTTGGCGTCCGGCCTGGAGGGAGGTGGCGCGTGGCCCGCCGCGATCTTGATCACATTGCGGCACACGGTTCCCGCGTCAGTCAATAAGCTTACGTACTCCGGGTGTTTTCCTCCATCTCGGAGTTGTCTGAGGGGTGATGCAGGGTTTCTCGACGAACCACCAGACCGGCGCTTCGTCCGCTTCGGGAAGGTCGCCGGTCGTCAGCATCGGCAAGACTGCCGCGGATTTCTACCGGGTGTCCAACAGAATACCCACACGACCCCGGGGGCACGCTATTTAAAACTGTTATTTCCCCTGGGCTGCTCTTATTGCAGAACAATCGTGACGCGTCGGCCCACCGATTGTGCGGCTCGTTCGAGAGTCGATAGCGTGATGTCGGATGTTGGATTGAGAATGCGGTGAATTTGATAGCGGCTCGTCTTGAGCTCAGCGGCCATGGCGCTTTTTGACATGTTGCAGCTCTTCATGGCTTCCGCAACCTGTCTGGCTACGATCACCTTGCAACGCATACGATCACCATAAACCATTATCGGTTGGCTCCGGGTGTATGATTCGTGGGACAGGCGTTAC